TTGAAGTAACAAACGTTAAAGCAAAAGACGGCACAACATCAATTACAATTACTGATGGCAACGGTAATGTCGGTATTGCCAGCGACCTGACAGTTAGTGGTAAACTGACAGTTTTAGGATCTCAAACGGAAGTCAATACAGAAACACTTCTGGTTGAAGATAGTTTAATTGAAATTGGTCTGATTAATAGTGGAGGATCTCTCATACCTCCAACTTCAGATGCAAATATTGATGTTGGTGTTATCTTCCACTACTTTGACACTGCTGCTAGAAAGGCTGCTTTATACTGGGATGACTCTGTTTCAAGAGTTTCTATTGCATCATCAGTTTCAGAATCTTCAAGTGTATTAACTGCAAATGCTTATGCCGCACTTGAAATTGGATCTTTGTGGGTTAATGATTGTGCGGGTCAGTCGCAGGTTATTTCCTGCACAGGATCGGAAAGATTCTTAGAAAACATCACCATTGATGCTGGTTCATTCTAATAAATAACCTATAACTTATAAATATGGGTAGGAGCAATCCTACCTCTTTTTGTATCTTTGATATGACTGAAAACGATTATAAGAATTTTATTGCAGTTTACCAACAAAAATCTTCTGATTTATTTTCTCAGGTTGTTGCACTTGAAGCAAGATTATTAAGCTCTAATCAATTGATTGAAGCACTGACTAATAAGGTCAATGAGCAAAAGGAGGAGATTGAAAGATTAAAAGCAAAAAATACTAGAAAAACTACAAAAACAGATAATTCATCCTCTGAGGAATTCTAATGGCAAAACCATCAACACGCCAAGAACTAATTGATTACTGTCTTAGGCGGTTAGGTGCTCCAGTATTGGAAATAAACGTAGACGACGACCAGATTGATGATTTGGTTGATGATGCACTTCAGTATTTCCAAGAAAGACACTTTGATGGTGTCGAAAGAATGTATTTGAAGTATCAAATTAGTCAAGAAGATATTGATAGAGGTAGAGGTAGAAATACCAATGGTGTTGGTATTGTAACCACCAGTGCAACATCAACATCTATTGCTGGATACGGTACAACAACTTCAAACTTCTATGAAACATCTAATTTCATTCAAGTTCCAGATTCTGTAATTGGTATTGAAAAGATTTTCAGATTCGATACTAGTGCAATCTCTGGAGGAATGTTTAGTATTAAGTATCAATTATTTTTGAATGACTTATACTACTTTAACTCTGTGGAACTTTTGCAGTATGCGATGGTTAAATCATATTTGGAAGATATTGACCATCTATTAACAACAGATAAGCAAGTCAGATTCAACAAAAGACAAGATCGACTGTATTTGGATATTGATTGGCAAGCGCAGAATGTTGGAGATTATATAGTTATTGATTGCTATAGAATTTTAGACCCAAATACATTTACTGGCGTATATAATGATAGTTTCTTAAAGAAATATTTGACAGCACTCATTAAGAGACAATGGGGACAAAACTTAATTAAGTTTAATGGAGTTAAACTTCCAGGTGGAATTGAATTGAATGGAAGACAAATATATGATGACGCTGAAAGAGAGATATCAGATATACAATCAAGAATGGCTATGGATTATGAACTTCCTCCTTACGACTTTATTGGATAATGGCACTAAATCCCTTCTTTCTTCAAGGCTCTTACGGAGAGCAAAGACTTGTACAGGAGTTGATTAATGAGCAACTCAAAATTTATGGTGTAGAAGTAACCTACATCCCAAGAAAGTTTGTAAGAAAACAAACTATTATTGAAGAAATACAATCGTCTACATTTGATGATAATTTCTTGTTGGAAGCATACATCAATAACTTCGATGGTTATAGTGGTGCTGGAGATATTATGACAAAGTTTGGTGTCAGCATCAGGGATGAGTTATCCTTAACTATTTCTAAGGAAAGATTTGAAGATTTTATTGCCCCATTTCTTGATGGTATGGATGATGATGAGATTGAAGTTTCAACAAGACCAAGAGAAGGAGACTTAATTTACTTCCCACTTGGTCAAAGAATATTTGAAGTTAAGTTTGTTGAGCACGAACAACCCTTTTATCAGTTAGGCAGAAACTATGTCTATGAATTAAAATGTGAACTCTTCGAATACGAGGATGAGGTTATTGATACTACAGTTGATGAAATTAGTGATGTTTTAGATCAAACTGGTTACATTGTAGATTTGAGATTATTCTCCAGTGGCACTACAGCAAGTGCTTCTGCAACAATTGATACTGGATACATTAAAGAGATAACTTTAAACAATGACGGGTCTGGATATACAAGCACTCCAACCGTAGCAATTTCAACTGCACCATCTGGCGGCACCAATGCTACTGCTGTTGCTATAACGACTACACGAAATAATATAACTTCAATTAAAGAAATTCTCATAACAAACGCTGGTGTAGGTTACACTATAGCACCTACTATAACAATTAGTGGTGGTGGAGGAACTGGTGCTGCCGCTACTTGTGGTATTAATACTGCATCTAAAGGTGTTATTTCTATTGTTGTATCTGGTGGGGGAGCTGGTTATTCAACAACTCCTTCAGTTACTATTGCTGGTCCGGGTAGCGGAACAACAGCAATTGGAAGAGCCGTCGTCAGTGCTGCTGGCACTATATCCAATGTCTATATAATTAATCCTGGTGAAGGATACACAACTACTCCAACAGTAACCATTGGTGCTGCAGCAACAACTGGAATTGGCACATTCTGGCGCAATGAAGTTGTTACTGGGTCTAGGTCTGGAGCAACTGCAAGAGTTAAGAGATGGACTAAGAGCACAAATACTCTTCAGGTTGGAATCACTTCTGGTACTTTCTATCCAGGAGAATTAATTACTGGATCTAAGTCTGGCGCAGAATATGAGGTTAATGTATCAGCAGCAAATACAACTGCTGATAAATACAGTCAAAACGATGAATTTGAAGTACAAGCAGACAGTATACTTGACTTCACAGAATCAAATCCTTTTGGTAACTATTAATGTTAGGAACTTATCACTATCACGAAATCATTAGAAAGACCATCATTGCCTTTGGTACTCTTTTTAATGATATTCATATCAAGCATAAAGATGAGACTAAAGTCATTAGTGATATGAGAGTTCCATTGGCATATGGACCTACTCAAAAGTTTTTAGCAAAACTTGAGCAACAGGCAGACTTAAACAAACCTGTGCAAATTACATTACCTAGAATGTCATTTGAAATGACATCCATTGATTATGATGCATCAAGAAAGACTGGAGTTACTCAGACTTTCAGAGCAGTTGATGGTAACACGATGAAAAAGGTGTTTATGCCTGTGCCATATAATATTGGATTTGAATTATCTATTCTCTGTAAGTTAAATGATGATGCTTTACAGATTGTTGAGCAGATTCTTCCAAACTTTCAACCAGCATTTAATTTGACAGTTGACCTAGTTGAGTCCATTGGAGAAAAGAGAGATATCCCAATTGTCTTAAATAGTGTCTCATTCCAAGACGATTATGAGGGTGATTTTTCCACAAGAAGAGCACTGATATATAGATTACAGTTTACAGCAAAAACTTATCTCTTCGGTCCTATTGCAGATAATCCAGAAGGTCTCATCCGCAAGGTTATTGTTGATAACTATGCAGATACTGATAGGACAACTGCTAAGAGAGAAATGAGATACACAGTTGTCCCAGATCCTATTGATGCAGATCCTGGAGATGACTTTGGATTTAGTGAAACTTGGGAATATCTTGGAGATTCTAAGTCTTACAGTCCTACAAACCAATCTGATATTTAATACTTATGCCAGAATTTGATGCTATTGATGATGCTCTAAATGTAGAGAGTAGCATTGTTGAGGTTGATAATACTCCAAAGAGTATTGTAAAACCTGAGCAAAAGACTGACATCTCAAAGGACTATGAGTATACTAGAGCAAACTTATATTCATTGATTGAAAAGGGGCAAGAGGCAATCAATGGCATTATGGAACTTGCTGGCGAAGGAGGAAGTCCCAGAGCATATGAAGTTGCTGGTCAGT